AGATTGTGCGGTTGTAGAGTTGGGATTTTTGCCAATTACGCCTGCCGTTTATGACGGGATGGAATTGAAAACCCCCGCCGTTTTATCGGACAAATGGGCGGTCGACATTCTATTTTACACCGAACCACCCGCAGAGTTCACCCCGTTTGAGGTTTGGCCACCGCCGATGGGAATACACACATTCAGCGGTGATGATTCACTTTATTTGAAGGGGTATTGTGAAAAATTCCCCGACAGTCCGTATTGCGTAATCCCAACACCAAATGAACAAATTTAATAATGACACCACGGCGGCGATTGCCACGGCCATTTCAGGCAGTTCGGCAATTATCACTTTCACGCAAACTTATCAGCCAATCCTTACCTTTGTGGTGGGCATTGTTGGTCTTATTTCGGGTTTGTTGGCGGTGGTTTATTACAGTAAAAAAATCAATCGCATCAAATGACAGTAAAAAAGCAAGTTAACGCAAACGCATTGCCCGTTTCGTTTGACCAGTTCAAGAAAAACCCGGTGGCCGCGGTGGCATTTTGTATGTTGGCGGCCGTTTCATATTTATACTATGATGTCAAAAATTCGTACACCGAACAAATCGAAAAAGCCAATCAAAAAATTGACCAATTGGATTTGAAGGTTGACCGGATGTCATCAGCGTTAAAAAAATCGGATTCGGCATTGTCGGCCGCAATCACGGAATTGCGAATCATTAACACCGTTAAAAAGTTATGAAAACGATTTTAACGGCCTTTGTTGCCATCATTTTGACATTAGAAATGATTTACCCGGTCGGGGCTGTAAACACGCCCAATGTGGATGAAATTGAACAAATGTTGAAGCGCGTTGAAAAAAACATGAAAATGGCATCCAATGTCGTTTCCGCCGCAAAGAAGCAAGGCGAACAATTGGTTGAAAACAAAGTTGCCGAAAAGGCCGAATTGAAAGAAGCCGTTGCAACCGCTGAAACAAAAATCGAGGCGATGACATCAACCATGTTGTTCATGGGCGTTGACACCGGATTGGTTGGCATGGACACCGCATCAATCAACAACATGTTAAAATTAAACGGCTTAAAATAATGGCAAAGGCAAAAACATCATCCGGCGTGAGTTGGCAACCAAAGCCAAAACGCAAAAACAAAGGTGTTCACTCAAAAAATAATAAACCCGCAAAAAAATATCGCGGTCAAGGCAGATGAAAAAGATTTTTCAAATATTTCAGGGCGACAAAGGCGAATTCAGTTCCAAACGATTTGTTGGAATTGTCGGATCATTCATTTTGTTTGGGACAATGGCCCACAATTCATTGTCACCCCAAGACATCGCGCCATCCAAAGAATTGGTTGAAGCGGTTGAATGGATTGTGATTTGTTGTTTGGGATTCACATCCATCGACAAATTTGCAAACACCAAAAACGATGCGGAAAGTTGATTTGACCATTTTGTTGTTGGTGTTGTTATTTGTTGGTGGTTTTGCATACCTTCAATTTGCAGTTCCAAAACAAACCAATGTTGTTCATGGCCCGGCCATCAGGGTTGTTCAAAAAGAATTCGACACATTGGAAATCATCAAAAAGAAATACCAAACATTACATGACACGCAAATACTTATTCAAAGCAAATATGAAACACTTTTTGTGGCTTATCATGGCGATACAAGTTGCGCAGCCACACGCCGCATCATCGCAATGCATCGATTCCTTGACAGTTGCGGAAAATAATTTATATTTATTAAAAGGCGCGGAGGCGCGCGAACAATTGGCGTTGTGCCGGGAATATCGCAAAATTGATTCCGAGGTCATCGCACAACAAGAACGGATCACAAACAAATTGTTGGATGAAATCAAAAAGCGTGACGAACGATTTTACCAGCTGCGCAAAGTGACAATTGCATTGGGCGTTGGTTTAATTATCTTTGTATTGTTATGATTACAATTGCAGATTTGAAACGCACAATGGCCGCCAAAGGTTATGCATTTTTTGAAAATGGGGATTTCAATTTGAACATCATTGGTGTTCGAAATTCAGCAACCGGGCAAAAGGTCACAAACGCATTTGATGACAAAATCGTTGTTGCCTACAAAGAAAAGGACAATTGGTTCATCAAAGAATGGGCAATCACCACCGACAATGGCGCGGGGACGGCCCGAATGAAGCCCGGACAATATCGCGGTTCACATCACATTGGATTGCATCAGGGCAAATATGAAGCGTTGAAACAATGTGGCCCGGTGACTGTATTCCGTGATGACATCAAAGATGGCGTGTATAATGAGAACGCAACGCAAACGGGCGTGTTTGGCATAAACATTCACAAAGCCGGTGTTGATTCAGTTCAGGTCAACAATTGGTCCGAAGGTTGTCAGGTGTTTAAACGCACCCAAGATTTCAACCAGTTCATGTTGTTAGCAAAAAAAGCGGCCGCCTTGCATGGCAACCGCTTCACATATACTTTGATTACTTCAAACGATTTCGCGTTAAAATAGGGTTATTTACCCATTTTCGCGTTGTTTGCTGCAATGTCGACCACTTCATCGGCCGAATATAACCCCATCATGATTTCGGGGGCGTATAAACGACCAAAAAAAGCCGCCGCCCGATATTTCAACATCAATTCGGGCATTGTTTTCCATTTTGATCCGGGTTTATCCAACCATCCTTCCAACTTTGCCATTTCCATCGTCACCGTTGGGCCTTCCAAAATTGCGCCTGATTGTTTATCCATTGTGACCGCCTTGCACGATGTCGGTGTTGATTCAAACCGCAGCGTTCCAAATCGCCCGCATGAATTTAATGAGGCGATGATAAATGATGAACCCCATGATGGTCGTCCGTGAATAATGTGCAAATTTTGCATGACCATCAAAGGCGATGCGTTCATCCGATGCGCCATTTCCAATGCCACCATCGTGTTGGCAATGTTTCCTTTGTACTGATTTGGGACAAGGTCGGATGATGACAATAATTTGGCGATTCTTTGGGCGTGTTCAAATTGCGCCGGGGCAAACACTTGACCGGATTCACCAGTTGTGTTGCTGTTGATGATTGTTAATTCGTTGTTTTCCATTGTTCAGCAAATATACACAATGTTGCAAATGTCAACAAAGGATGCGCGATATTTGCGCAGATTCATCCAAACTTATCGTTGTTTCATCATTGTTGATTTAAGGGGCGGCCGCCGATGGTTGCCCCTTTTTTCGTTCAATACGAAAATTTTTTAAAAAAATGTCACAAATGTTTTTTTGTTTGCAAAATGTGTTTTAACATTGCATCAACAATTAAGAAAAACGACATGGATTTAATCTACCTTATCATTTTAACGCCCATTACCATTGCGGTGATGTATGGCGCGCATTGCATCAAATTGAATTCAAAGCGATTCAACGAAATGCCGGAGGCCAAACCCTATCAATTTGAACGCGATGAATACATCCCGGAATTCAATGAATTCACGCAAATGTTGGTTCAACGCAGAATGTACAAAGGCAAAAACAAATAAAACAACGATAATGATTTACATTTTTTTAACCATCAGTTGCGTCACCGCATTCATTTTGTGGTTGATGTACAATGCCAGTCGCGCGCAAGTTCGCGGCCTTGAAAAAAGCGTTTGGAAACAAAACAAAGTCATTTTTGACAATGAATCAAATTTGATGGCGCAGAAATCGCAGATTGCCGGATTGACCGACAAATTGCACACATTTTCAAATTTGTATCAGGATGTTCAACGCAAATACGAAGATTCGATGATTCGTGATGCCGCCATCCGTGAAAAAGCCCGCATTGCAAAACAAAAGCAACGCGCAAAGAAAAAGGAGGCCGGCAAATGAGCGCAAAAATAATGGCGTTCATGCGCCAAATAAACGAAGGCAAAGTTGAAACCAACCGCGCCAAAATCTTTGTGGCAATCCAAAAATGGAATTGCGTTTCCACAAAAACATTGATTGACAATTTCGGGTTGCATCCAACCGTGACATCGGTTTTGTCATCACTTGAATCAGATGGTTTGATCCGCAAATGTGGTGAAATTGAAATTGGTGGGCGCGTATTTTCACAATGGGCGGCGCATTCCAACATTGATGGAATCATGGCGCATAAACGCGACATCGAAGAAAAGAAAAAAGCGCAATGGATTAAGCGGGCGCAAAATGCCGGATGGATTGACAATCAAGTTGCGTATTTTTTAACAAAACATGTATTGGATGGAAAATAAAGTCATGACACCAATGGCCCAGTTGATTGAATTCATGGAGGCATTTGAAAAAGTAAAATTCAGGGATTCAGAAAAGGAATATTGGTTGATGAAAGAAAAGATTGAAAACCAAATGGCCTACAATGCCGGTTTCAGTTTTGCCCACAAAAGATGCAAAGAAAAGTTTATTTGGTCGCATGAATCATGAGTTGGAAAATCATTTTATTAATACAATTGCACATTTTGGTGGCGTATGTCATCGGGTATAAATTAGGGAAACAAGATGCAAAGAATCACGGAAATGGTTGAAATCGCAATTGGCGATGAACCAACAATCACAAACACACAATTAAAAGCCATTTTAAGCGTAATTAAGGACGCCGAAACGAAAATTTTGGTCAAGGTACACAAAGACGGTAAAAACACAATTTTAAGCAATGAAACAAGCCACAACGCAATCAAAAGATTATTTTCGTGAATTTGTCAAAGAACGCAGCAAAAACGCGCGGTTGTCATTAGACATCATTCGAATGCGTGACCAGTACGAACGCGAAATCGCTACATTAAAAAATGAAATTATTTATCCCAAAGTAAAATTTAAAACAACATTGGACATTCAACATGAAAACGCCGTTAGCCGGTTGGATTTGATGAATCAGGTGTTGCAATGTCTTTGTGAAGTCGGATCAATGACACCGGGAAAAATAATGGGTCGATTGCGCGAAGGTGATGTCATAATGATTCGGCACATGTATTCATTTATTTTGCGCCGTCATTATCATTTTACATTTGAGCAAATCGGAAACAAATTGGGGCGCGACCATTCGTCAATCATTCACGCCGTGAACACATTTGAATCATGGAAAAAGACCGACCGACATGCGCGCCAGCTGTACAAAAAAGCGTTGGAAATTTTAAAATTGGAAAGCGATGGAGAAAGCGAGTAACACATACAAAGAACGCCAAACAGTCGCAAACATGTCGGAAATGTGGTTTGTTGATTACATGGAATCGGTTGGAATGCCAGTTCAAAGGGTTGGGTTTAACGAAAAAGAAATGAACATCAATGGGTTTTGGAACATTCATCGGTTGATCCGGTCATTGCCTGATTTTGTATATTTCAACGCCAAAAAACAACGCATGATGTATTTCCATATTAAAGGAACAAATAAGATGAAAATTGACGATGTTATTAATTACAGCGCATTTGAATTCCTTTTTGGTTTGAATGCTGATTTGTTCATTGTTTTTATGTTTGAACCGGGCAAGCCAATCAAACGAACCATGCGCCAAATACGGGAAATGATGACCGGATTGACAATCGCAAAATGGCATGATGGCAAACAATATGTTGCATTAGATTTAAAACAATTAGATGGCAAAGGATAAAAAATCATTTGTGTTGTATTGCGATATTATACACACAATAGAACAATTAACGGATGAGCAAGCCGGACACCTATTCAAACATGTTTTGTATTATGTGAACGACCTGAATCCCGACACCGATAATGTCATCACCAAAATTGCATTCGAGCCAATCAAACAACAATTGAAACGCGATTTGGTGCGATACGAAAAAATCCGTGAACGCAATTCATTAAGCGCACGCATGCGATGGGATGCGAACGCATGCGAACGCATGCCAAACGATGCAAAAAATGCCGATAATGATAATGATAATGATAATGATATAAATATAGTATTGGAACAAAAAGCAAAAAAGCCAAAAAGGTTCAGCAAACCGCCGGTTGATGATGTGCGTCAATACATGGCCGAATTAAACATGAATGACATGTCACAACGATTTGTTGATTACTACGAATCAAATGGATGGAAGGTTGGCAAAAATCCGATGAAGGATTGGAAGGCAGCCGTTCGAACATGGAAACAACAAAACAATGATAAACAACCAAAACAAGAATCTTTTTACAAACCCTTAAAATTTGACTAATAATGTGGATCGAAGAAATTAACCAAAACACCGCCGTGGTGGTATTCAACGGCAACCATTTATTCACCGGGACATGGTATGAATGTTCGCTATTTATCAAACAATACAATGAGCAATAAAAAAACAACAATGTTGACACCGCAACAAAAAGCCGACCAGTTAATCAATAAATTCCTTTTTGTCAATTCAGAATCAGTTGAATTGGTGACGGGTGAATGTGATGTGATTTTTTCATTAAACAAAAGCGATGCGATTGAATGCGCGTTGATTCATGTCAATGAGTTAATCGCAGAAATGCGCGACAATGAATTAAATTTCCAAATCAAAACACCGCATGGCGTGTTTGTTTATTGGGATGTCGTGAAACACGAAATCAAACAAAAACAATGAAAACATTCATTATCACAATTGAAATCGAACACACCGACCGTCAATTCAATTCTTATCCGGTGCAAACATTCATTGCGGAAATTGGTTCACCAGCTGCAAATTGGGTCAAAACAATGAAAAAAGCATTTCGGGAAACAACATTGGGGGAAAAAGCCGAATCGATTACAGTTGAATATGCGATCCGTGAACAAACAAACCATGTCCGAATTGTCATGGGCAATGTTAACAACATCGACAAATGGCGCGTGTATGTCAATCAGGAATTGAAATTTGAATCCGAAAATTACACACACGCATTGGCAATCGCACAATACTACAAACAACAATGACCAACGAAGAATATATCATCAGCCAATTAGCGTTTTATTCTGAATTGCATCATCATTTGCCAAAGATTCAATCAAAATGGTTCACAAATAAATCATTGGGCAAAATAGTTAAAGCGATGCGCATTGTCTATGAATCAGGCGAAACCGTCAACCCTTTCACCATTCGAAAATATTTGGATCGAGCGGAAACAATATTGGCCGCGCAATTATCGGCCGGATGTTCGGGATTACCATCAATCAAAAATCAGGTCATCGAACTACAATACAATTTTGTTTTAAACAATATCAAAAACCGGATCATTGGTTTGAATTTTGATGGTGGGTTGATTGAAGCAAAGGCGCAATTGCAATCAATTATTGATGAAGCACAAATTGACATTGGCCATGAGCCGAAAGACATCAACGCCGTTTCCAAAGATGTCATGACCAACATTGTCGATGCAATGTCGCGCGGCAACCAGTTGACCGGAAAACCATCAGGTTGGCGCAAACTTGACAAAGCGATTGGAGGTTACAACGCCGGTGACATGATTGTTGTGGCCGGTCGCCCCGGAATGGGAAAGACGGCCATCGCCTTGACATTTGCCCATGATTTCGCGTTGCGTAATGGCCGCGCATTGTTCCTATCATTAGAAATGTCAAACGAACAATTGGCCAAACGCTATGTTTCATTGATTGGTCAAATACCAAATGGACGCATTCGCAATCATTCATTGTACAAAGAAGAAATTGACAATGTTCAACAATTCCTGAATACACCACCGATGACATTCCACATTGATGATGACCCCGACACATCATTGCAGATGATCCGCGGCAAATGTAAATTGCACAAAGCGAAACACGGGTTGGACCTTGTCATCATTGATTATATTCAATTGGTTCGCGTAAACAAAAGTTATTCGCGCGAACAAGAAATCGCAGAGATTTCACGCGGGTTGAAGTTGATGGCAAAGGAATTGAAATGCACCGTGATGATATTGGCGCAGTTGTCCCGTAAACCGGAGGAACGCGCCGACAAACGCCCGTTGTTGTCTGATTTGCGTGAATCAGGTGCAATCGAACAGGATGCGGATGTTGTGTTGTTTCCATTCCGTCCGGCCTATTATGACAAAGAACAACCGCCAATTGAGAATGCCGAACTAATCATCGCAAAGAATAGGCACGGGGAATCAGGGGTGATTGATGCGACCTTCGATGGCAAGTTGACAAAGTACACCGAAGTAATGTTGTAATTGTTTGATAAAATTTTAATATAACTTTGCATCATGCCAATGTTTCCATTAAAGAAGATTCAGAACAAAACAGTTCACACCGCACATCGCCATCGTGAGCCACGATACCACACAACGGCATGGCGCGCGTTACGCGAATCGATGTTGCGTGATGAACCATTATGCCGGCAATGTTGTGACAATGGAATCATCATGGTTGCGCAAATGGTTGACCATATTAACCCCGTTCGATTGGGCGGATCGTTCAACGATGTC